CCACGTCACGTACTATCATCCCTACGACTACAATCCGAAGGAGAGGTGTGACAGGTGGCTGAACTTCATTCACGAGGTTCTTCCTGACAGGACATCGAGGATGATCCTACAGATGTTCCTAGGACTGGGACTGATACAGAGAGGTACGGCGTACAATCCGTACGAGGGAAAGGAGTCGTCGAAGGTTGAACTCTGCCTTCTCCTTATAGGTACGGGAGCCAACGGAAAGAGTGTCATTTTCGACGTTGCCTGCAACATATTCGGAAAGGACAGGATAAGCAAGATGGACTACGCCGACCTAACTGCCGACGGTGACGAGGGAATGAGGGGAAGGTATCCCATCAGGAATGCCATCTTCAACTGGTCTTCCGATTCTGATCCGAAGAAGTTCGGAAAGAAGAACACCGGAATGTTCAAGAGACTCGTGAGCGGCGAGCCTGTCCCGATGAGAAAGCTCGGAAAGGATATCCTTGAGGGAAACTCAATCCCCTACCTCATCTTCAACCTCAACGAGCTTCCGTTCCCCGATGATGCGTCGCTCGGATTCATCAGGCGCTTGCAGTACGTGAGCTTCGACGTGACAATCTCCAAGGAGAGGCAGGACCCGGAGCTTGCCAGCAAGATCATCCGTGAGGAGCTGAGCGGAGTGTTCAACTGGATATTCCGTGGCGCGATGGAGCTGAGGAAGAGGAAGTACAGGTTCCCGGCGGCGGAGGGAAGCAGGAGACAGCTGCTCATCTCCCTTCTCGGAAGCAATCCTGTCTATGCCTGGATAAGGGCGTACGGAATGAGGTACAGCCCCGAGGCGAGGGGCGAGATTTCGGAGTGGCTTCTTGCGAAAGACCTTTATGAGAGGTTCGTGGAGTTCTGCAAGGCCAACGATGTCGAGGATAGGGAAATCCCTACCATCCAGAAGTTCGGAAGGGACATGAGCGAGAAGTACCGGTTCTTCAAGAAGAGGTCACAGGGCGGAATGACGTATCAGGTGTACGGCGCGCAGATGATTGACCTGAAGCAGGAGCTTCTCATCAATGACGTGAAGAATAATAAATTACGCGGTGAGGAGGATATCAAGCAGCCTGAGAGCTTCATTCAGCCTGATGATTAACGATACCGGTGGCCGCAGGGCGGTGGGACATGCCTTCGGGCATAAGTCCCGGGCAGACGGGAGGGAGATCCCGGAGAACAGGACGTTAAACAGTGTTTCATTCAAATGTTTGTAGATTATGGGAGAAGAACGTAATTTTGAGTTTTTTATAGGCGACTGTCAGCTTCCTGCTGTTGTTTCGCCAGAGTCAACAATATGGCTGCTACCTGCGGACTCCAACGAAGAGGAGGTATCTGGCTCTATTAAGAAGTATGTAGATAAGGATGCTGAATCCGGCGATAGAATGTCTTCTTGCAGGTATGGAAATATCAGTGGTGAGTTCACCATTGATTTTGAACGCAGTGAAGGCTTAGACGAACTATTTCTCGAAATCCTCTACGGCGACAGAATCAGGAAAACCATTGAACGCCTCAATTACGAGTGGCTGAAGAAGATGTGGAAGGCTTCTGAGGACGATTTTCGAGTATTCTGGTTTGGACAGATACGCAAAAAGTTTGAGGAGCACGAGGATCAAAATGGATTTAGATGGCAGATATGAGAAGACATAACAATCCCAATAAAGTGCCGCCGTTCAAGCCGGATCCAGAGCATTGGACCAGGAAGGTTCATTCCTGGAAGGCGAAGGTCGCCTATGAGACTGAGGATGAAGCTTGGGAGTTCTTGAAGACTCACCCGAAGCTCATCGAGCAGGGAATGACGGTCTACAGGTGCAATCTGTGCAATATGTTCCACTGCGGGCACAAGTATAACAAGAAATAGTTGATAATATGAAGAAGAAAGGATATTACGAATACGACCCTGTTATCTATCCGAGATTGTTATGTGTCGCTATTGGCATGAGCCAAGAAGACGCTAATAAGTGTTTTGAAGGTAGAGATGGCGAGGTTTTGAAGGTTGATTTCTCTAATTCTGACGCAATAACCTACGATACAGTTAGAGAAAAGGAGAATAAGAGGCTTTGTTCATTTATTAATTTTGCAAGCAAGGATTCTATGAAGATGGGGGTTTGTTGCCATGAAGCTTCTCATGCTTGCGATAACATCGAGGATGATATTGGTATGGAACACGGCGGCGAGCCTTCTGCCTACTTGATTGGCTGGATTGCGTCTTGCATCAACAAGGCTCGTCTGGGTATTGGTGATTTTATTGAGATTGAGAATGATGAAACTAATTAGCAAAGAAGAAGTGAAGAAAAACCATAAGGACATTCTTGGTTTGGATTTGTTGTTTGCGGAGAATTTTCCTCCATATAGTAGTTTTTTGGAAAAATGTTTAAATACTTAAAATACATCATATACGTCGGCATCTGTGGCTACGTGCATACAAAAGGAGAATAGCTTATGGATAAAAACGAGAAATTAAAACTTGGTGACATTTACTTTGCGCCTAAAGAGTTTTTCCTAAATAATTCCGTCGGAAAGCTAAAGCAGCAAATAGAAAGTAATGCGGATGTCCGAGAGAACGGAATGGTTATGTGTGCGGTTATTGAGGATATGAATTCTGTTTTTCCACACAAATCGGAATATACAATAGCAGTTAAGCAAAAAGAGTTTGCACCTCCAATTAGGGCTTATGTAAATAAGGACTATGACTTTGAGTGCTTTAAGCAACTTTCGAAAGCAGAAATGAAAGTTTATGGTCTGCTTTGGTTTTGTTTTGGGGTTTAATATAGAAGGAAATAGCTTATGATTAAGATTGAAGATATTAAGGTTGGGCTGCGATTTACATCCAGGACGAAATAAAATTGCTGGAGCATGGAACAGATTGAGTACACTTGCAAGGATTGTTTCTTCTTCAAGAATGGAATTTGTCATCACCCTACCGTGAATATGTTTACTTCGGAAGAAGATTCTTCTTGTGAGCATTTCGAGTATAAGGAAATAAAAGTTTAACTTTAAAATATTGTTATCATGGCATTACCATTTGGAAAGACTATCAAGACAAGGCACTTCACCGTGCTGAAGTTCAGCAAGAGCTTGTCTAAGAAAGAAGTTGCTTCACTCAGAGAGGATATCCCTGCTGAGATCAAGAAGCATTTACAGAGAGGCTCGCTGCCTTTCATCAAGATTGCTAACATTGCCGGCACATGGGGAATCGAGTACTCTATCGGTACATCTATGTACGCTGCACTCGATGAGTGTGTTCCTGTTGCTGTAGGAGACCATTACGAGTTCTCCAAGGATGATGGAAACATCATCGAGGCATTTGCCCAGCTTATGTATGCGGATACATCGTTGCCTGGCGATGCAGAATATACGGCAGGTAAGTTGAAGCTCCGTGACGAATACCTTGCCCGTGAGTCTGCGAGACTGAACGCTGCTGCTGACAAGGGCAAGACTGAAGAGCAGCTTCGCAAGGAAAGCGATGAGGCCGTGCAGGAAGTCATCGACCGAGACAAGCACGCCGAGACTATTCTTGAGATGGCAGAGCAGATTAAGAAGGAAGGAGGCAAGGATGAGCGATAAGTTGCTTGAGGTCGTTCAAGACCATACTTCCCTGGTACAGGCACTCCAATTTATTTTGGAGGCCGCAGAGACGAAGAAACTGCCATCATACGGCGTTCTTCCTACGTTTAATGACGATATGCTTGAAGATCAGGTGCGAATTGCGCTTGAACTCATCACCGGAGAGAAGTATCCCTGATTGAGTTTATATTTTTCTTCTACTTTCATAATATAAAAGTGAGGGGTGGTATCTGTGAAGACACCACCCCTCGTAACCAATTAAACAGAATTACGAACAGCAGAACGAATCTGTGAACGTATATCTGCCTGCAAAGGTACTTGGTTTTGCCGAAATTCTAGCAAAACAAAGTTGCTTTAACACGAATTTAACTATTTCTTCTTCTTTTGGAATGTCGCCTGGCCATTTTTAAAGATAATGCAGTCCTCGCAGCATCGAGGCATTGATAAAGGAATGTAGTAGTGGACCACATTATTTTCTGTATCAATCTCGTCCTGCTTAATCTTAGAGTAGTCGGCTATCATGGCTGTCGTCTTTTGCCACTCTGGAGAGCCAAATTTCTGCTTTCGCTGAGCGATAACGAGGTTTCTCAGAATCTCTTCCTTCGAGGTAGCCTTAATAAGTTCCTCCTGGGTGAGCTCATCGGCGTTCTCGTTCTTCACTTTCTTTCCCTGCACCTCTGCGATTCTCTTCTGAACGGACTCCTGGGCTTCTAGCTTATTCATCTCGTTTTCGAGGAAAGATTTCTCCCACACACCTATTCCTTCTCCCTGAAATGCGATGGCCCAGCTGTCACGAACAGACATACCTGAGCCACGGAGGCTGGCATAGATGTAATAGCGAGGATCTTTCATCTTAAGAGCCTTCGCCTTCTTGTACGTATCGACGGATAACGTGTATCCTTTTGTTTCTTCAATCATAATCTTATTTCTTTTTATTATCCTTGAATGCAAATACTGTGTAGCAACAACACGAAACGTGAAATGGAGGATATGGATCTTTGAAAGAATGGATGCCAGCATCGGCTTCATTTTGGCAGATTTCGCATGGATAACTACTTCCTCTCTTGACGTAGAACCCGATAGCCTTGTTCTCCTGCCCATACTCCTGCTCTGCCTGTCCCCACGCTAAAGCAATCACCTGAGAGGCGTTTCTTACGATATTCTGATAGGCGTTTCTGTAATAGCCTTTTCCGTAAGAAGAAACATCGATGTTGATATCCTTTCTCTTCGCCTTGGTGATGACTGATGTGTGATATGGGTCTTTATAGCCTGTGCGGATGGAAGACAGGAGCTGCTGGTCTGAATATCCCATCAAGGTTCCTGCCTTGATCATCCTTACAATATCTTCAGCAAAGTTACCGAGATAGACGGCGTTTCTTTCGGATGTCGTCTTTCCGTAGATGTCGCTGACGAGAAACGATTCTATATTTTCGCTGTCAATCCCGAGAATCTTGCATGAAGCCTTAGAATAAGCAGAGATGTAGCTGTTGATACTCTCCTCTGCCTCAGCAGTAACATTCTTGGCGTAAGAGAGCAGGGCTGACTCGTTTGTGAGCCTGCCCGCACCTCTGTATCGCTTACTTGCGGTAATTATTTTCTGTGTCGATTTCCAGAGAATATCTGCAACATGGTCCTCGCAGTTTCGGATTGCCTGTAAGCGCTTCCTGCTGTAATCGACAGAACGTTTTAACTCATCCATAGGCTATTAATGGGTTTGGTTGTAGTGTTGCCAGTTGTTTTCATTCGGGGCGTTCCGATTCTCGTCCCATTTGGTTCCTGACTTATTTGGGCGTCCAGCTCCGCGACCCGTACGTACGTTTCCACTACCTCCATTCTGAATATTCGCAGTAGCTTTCTGCTCCTCGATTGCATTTTGAGTTTCGTTATCCGCACGTTGCATATCCATGAGGAGGTCCTGCTGGTCTTCCTCCTTCTTCTCTCGCATAATGCGGTCGTATTCGTCGTTGACAGGGAAATCTGGACAACGCTCAGATGCGGTCTGCTTAGATAGGAAGCCGTTTTGAACAGCCGTTGCCAAGTTTGTGATAATCTCAGATTTGTTCTGATGCACATAGATTTCCACCCAAGCGTGAATAGGAAGACCGGTCATAGTGGCCATGCAGTTTTCTTCAACTCCGATACCATACTTTGAGATACGAACAAGTTGATCCAGGAACGGATGCATCTTCTTAGCATCGTTCTCAGCAACCTCGATAGCAGGAGAATAGAGCAGCTTGATGGCAACGCCCGGAAGGTCACCCGACTTCAGCTCCGGTGGCTTTACTGTGAACGAAAGCTCATAGATGAGGTCATACGACTTGTTGAGCTGTGTCGCAAATGCATTGGAAGCGTCTGTTCCGTTAATAAAGTCAGCATCACCATTCGTATCGGTAATCTGAATCATCTTAGCCGCTCCGTCTGTATCTCCAACAACGGTAATGTCGTCACCATCGCCCTTCAACTTCATTATAGGGAAGGCGTAAGCCTTGTTGTTCTCGCAGAGATAAGAGAAAGCTTCCTCGTAGTCCTCGATGTTCTTCTGTACAACAGACCAGCATGGTCCGTCATCGTTTCTTACGTATGCAACAGGGAGAAATGGGAAGCCGTGAGCTTTCTCTTCAACGCAAGTGTAGTCGTCGATTCCGAATATCTTGGCAATTCTCTTGATAGTCTCCTTAACCCTGCCTTCGTTAACTTGCTTCTTGAAGCGGTAGAATGTCTTGTCATCCCACACCTCTACCCATTCAATCTTTTCATTACCTTCCTCGTCGAAGTCGTAATACTTGCGAGCAAACACAACGAGTTCACCAGTAAGAGGGTCGAACTGAGGATACAATGTGTCTCCTCTATCGAAAGCCAATGTGCGAGTACCGAATTTCTTGTTTTTATCGAAGAATCCGACTACAGCAGCCTCAGCAACCTTCATGTACGAACTTACAGCCTCATAGTGACGAATCTCCATATCGTGCATATACCATCCCTTCTTGAACTTGGCAAGGAGATTAATATACGCTTCCTGTTTCTTCATCTCAGGATCACCGGCAAGCTCAAACTGAATATCGTTACCTGTCATGTGGAGAACGTGCTTCGTATGAATAACCTGCTGGAAAGCAAATGCCGTTCTTTGAATCTCCTGAACATACCATTTCTCGTCTTCCGGGTTCTTTCTCCAGATTTCAGGGTAGAGATCCTTGTCGAAGATTTTGTGGGACGTAGGATAGAACTCACGAAGGAAGTCCTTCTGAGTCTTAATCACTCTGTACAATGTATCTTGTGGCATCTGAGGGTCTTCATTATCGGACACCTCGTTCCTGCAATAGCCATCGTGGGTCATGTACCCCTTTGGCGTGAGTTCAAAGAAAGGCTTCTTTACGAGAATCTTTCTGAAATTTGTTACCTTGATAGCATCCATAATCCTTTTACCTTTTTATTTTTCTTTTTTGTTAAACTGAATATCATTACGTAGAACCAAGATTCGAAGAAGTCAGGTGAGTGTCCGACATATTTCTTGGCAATCTTCTTAGGTAATAGCTTGAATCCCCTATCATCGCTATTCTCGTCACGTCTGAGCATCTTACGCTCCTTCTGAAGAATCTGTCTGAGAGGAACCTTGTCAAATCCGTTTCCTGAATACTTTCTTTCAAGCAGGGCCGAGTCGATGGAAATCTGCTTCTCTTTTATCATCTTATAGAATAACCATGCGCACTGAGACTTCAAATCCTTATAGAGGTATTTGATTCCTTCTTCTTCCTGATGATTCCTAGCGATAGGTGCTGCCTGGTTGTTGAATGGGACGGCATCCTTGAAAAATCCCTTGAAATACTGACCGATACCCTGCATATCGTAAGTGAAGTTGCATTCCTCAACGCCCCACTCTCTCAGCTTAGCCTCAACTACCGAAACAAGTGTCTTAGGGTCCAGCCTCAGCACAACCAAGTCTTTACAATGCCATCCTTCCCAAAGCCACATTACGAAGTTATCGCCTCCGGTGAATGCGATATCGGCAGAGGCTCTACGTTTTCCGTCTCCGATTTGTTCCGCATTGTCGTAGATTTCATCAAGGTCTTCCATCTTGATCATGTCATCTCCGGCAGCTTTCCAGTTCCAGTTGGCTTCCAAGTCTCGCATACGCTGTTCCTCATCCTGTTGGGCAAGGTTGGCGAGATATGAGACATCGGTAGAGATAAGCTTAATGTTCTCTGATACGTCAGCGCGAACGAATGTTGCCGACTTGATGAACATTTCGAGCTTTGTATAACCAAGTTCCTCATAGCTATCCTTCCAAAGGCTATCGATAATGCCCTTGCACTGCTCGTACACCTCTTCTCTCGTGTTACCCCAGTAGATTGAGTCAGGCGTATCGCCGTCCATGAAACAGTATCGTATAACTCCGTCCCGTTCCGGTATGATGTAGCCGTTCTCGTCAACCCACCAGTCAATGAACTTTCTTACCCAAGATTCCGGGTCTGGGTTACAGGTAATCCAGAAGCGATTTCGGATATGCGCTGCGTTTCGATTGTTGGTCAAGAGGTACTTGAACTTCTTGTATGGGCACTGAGTACCCTCATCGATGCAGACATAGGCATACTGGCGACCCTGGAATCGTGTCTTGAAGTCCTGATAGGCTCCAGCATAGTACGAGAATTTGAGCCATCCTCCGTTATCGAAGTTCCAGGTCATGTCATTTTGTGACTTATTGTAAGTTCCAAATTGGGAGAACAATTTATAAGAGTCTGTAACTAAGGACTGTAAGTCGTCTTTTTCGTTACGAAGAATTGTTGCATGAAAATCTGGATTTTTAATATCCTTCAGAACTTCCATTAGGGATGAGAACGATTTGGAGCCGCCTCGCGAACCGCCAACTATCTTAATATCAGCGTCTATAGACAGCATGCGTTCCTGACCGCCACGCTGAGCTATAATCTTCAGCTTGTCGGGATGCTTCTTGTCGGCGTCTCTTAATGATTGGATATACTCTTGAGTGTAAATAGGCTCTCCGTTATCCAATTTTAATCCTGAAAATACATCTTTCTGCATAAATATACATTCAATACTGCAAAAATATACAATTTTTCTTGATAATTGCATATTTATTCGTATATTTGCAAAATAAAAGGTATATTTATACGTTTTCGAGGTGGAGGGACCACTTTCGGGATAACATTTTAAATCAACAAACAACATGACAAGAGAGGAACTCTTAGCATTAGTGAACAAGGAGGTTGATACCACCAAGTTCAAAGAACTTAGCCAAAAGACCATCGATGAGGAACTTGATGATGTTTTGGAAGATTTCGGTGATGACGAGGAAGCAAATTCCAAGTTGGTTACCAAGTTAGCAAACCGTCTGAAGCGTATCAACGGCAACTTGCACAAGAATATCTCTGACGAGGTAAAGAAGAGCAAGGAGGAAGCTGAACGCAAGAAGAAGGAAGAGGAAGAGGAGCGTAAGCGCAAGGAGGCTAAAAAGGGTGACGATCCTGACGACAAATACTCCAAGCTGCTTGAGAAACTCGAAGCTCTCGAAAAGGCTAACGCAGAAAGAGACAAGAAGGCTGCAAGGAAGGCGACCATCGAGTCTGTAAAGGCAGGTTTGAAGGATAAGTTCGACAAGGCAAACCTTGAAATGAAGAACTACTTCCTCAATGCTGCAATCGCAAAGCTGGAGATTCCGGACGAAGATGTCGACATCGACGACCTGGTTTCTAAGGCTGAGAAAATCTACACCGCAGAGTACAAGGAGGCTACCGGTGAAAACGGTATTCCTGCAAAAGGCAGTCGCACGTCTAGCGGAGGCACGTCCACAGATGATGACAAGTTTATGGAAGAAGTGGCCGAGCGTCGAAAGAAGAGATTCGGCGGTGGAGACAAGAAGTAATTTTAGGATAACAATTTTAAAAAGGTAAAAAGATTATGGACAACACTTCTATTTCCTACATGGAACAGATGGGTACTCGTGGTATGCTGAACCACGGTGCGACCATCGTTCAGACAGAAGGTAAGGTCGGCGGAACCCGATACGTGTTTGCCGGTCTTGAGGCTCTCATTAAGAATGCCTTCGTTCACCCACCTATTGGTGGTAAGCTCGTCAATCCGTTCAAGGGTCAAGCTAAGATTTACGCCGGCGACTTGATCGAGCACGACCTTGGCTTTACAGCAGGCAACGAAGGCCCTGGCGCTACCATCAAGATTCTGAAGGCTTACGGCGTGGCAAAGGCTACTACTGCGGCTACAGACACAGACATCTACATCGTTCGTAACGGATTCGTTCACATCCCGTTCCCTGGCGATACCATCATGGTCGGTCAGAAGGACTTCAAGACAAAGGCAAAGGGTGTGACTGTGACCGCCGTGGAGGCAACCACCGACACATCGGTAGGCGACGTATGGAAGCTGACCATCTCGGAGACGCTTGGAACATTGAGCGCTGGCGACGTGCTGGTGGAGGCAGAGAAGGCAGGCGCGAGCGTGCTGCCTATGGTAACCAACCCTAACTGCTTTGCTCCGAACGACAACGACTTCCCTTATTTTGATGCCGGCGGCGACAAGTACCACAAGCCTCGTACAAACGTCAACTTCTGTATGTTGAATCCAGACTGCGTTATGTGGCTTGACCGTATGGGTCCTGTTCCTCCTGCTGTCAAGGCGATGAACAAGTCACTCTACCCAGAGTTCTGGCATATTTAACCTATTGTCTAACGTAAAAAGATTGATTCAGGATTATGGCAAAAATTGATATTGGTGTCGAGCAGCTTGCGAAGTTCTTCACTGGTAAGGGTAACAACACTTACCTTCAGAAGTTCGTCAATCGTGACGGCGTACTTCGCTGTAACAACGGCTGGTATCTGACACAGGGTGACATTGATCCAAATCTCACCCCTACATCTAACAATGGTGATGCAACCTTCAAGGTTCGCACACGTACATTGAACCCTGCAACCTTGATGAACCTCCGTGCTCCTCTCGGCGATGGCTATCAGAACGACCATGAGGGTATTGAGTGGTACACCGCTTCAATTCCAGACTTCGCTGCTGACAGCTTCCATGAGACTGCGACAGAGCGTTACCACAAGATGAAGCTTCTCCAGGATGAGTTCGGCAACGACGCTGACCTGGTTGATGCTTACCTCGACAAGGTACAGGTATTGTACGACTCACTCGACATGACTATGACCTACATGTCAGCCCAGTTGAGTTCGACCGGTTTCATCGACTACGACAAGATTGGTCGTGGTATCCAGGAGCCTCTGTATGACGCAAAGGTTCCAAAGAAGAACTTCAAAAAGGCGGGTACACTTGCCTGGAACGATCCAAACTGCGACTTGCTTGAGCAGATGCGCAAGTTTGAGGAGGATTGGCGCAAGGAGAACATCGAGTACCGCAGTGTACCTCTCGTATGGCAGATGACTAAGAACGACTACAATAACGTATTCTTGAAGAACAAGCAGATTGCTGAGTTGTACAAGAGCTGGGCGAACGCTAACTTTGTGGCAGTTTTGCAGAACTACGGTCCAAACAACGCAATGTTCTTGAAGTCTGTTGTTGACCTCAACGGTCTTTCTCCTATCGAGATTGTCGATGAGGTTGAGCACAACAAGCGCTTCGATGGCACAGTTACAGAGATTCGTGGTTGGGCAGACGGAACAGTCGTTCTTCGCCCTGCTGGCAAGCCTTTGCGTTTCATGCGCAAGGAAATTCTCGATAAGCGAATTTTCGACACTCTCGGTAACAAGCTCGTGGATGTTGCTTGGGCACAGACCAACAACCGCCTCGGTTTGCTTCGTAACATGGTCACAGCGAACGGTATGTTCCAGGAGTTCAAGACAGACTTGTTCCTCGCTTCTGTTCCTGCCATGCTCGATTCTCCTTACCGTTGGATTATCGACATTACCAAGAAGGGTTAATTCTTTAACGTAACAAGATTGTATGACTATGGATTCGGAGATGAACATTTACACTGTGAACGACTACCTTATTAATAAGGTGAAGTTCGAGATGCCGATGAAGGCTCTGTTGGGCATCATGCACGACAGGGAGCTTGAAAATGGCATCGACCTCGAAGCCTGCGACAAGGACAAGGTAAGACTTGCCTATGCCGACATGCTGAAATGGTTTGTTCTTGGTCCGAGTAAGGTGAACAACACCTCCGATTCCGATAACGGATGGACTCATTCGGGAGGTGGATATGATATGTCGAACAACGACAGGAGCGAGATGAAGGCAGAGGCTAACGCTATATATGCGGAGCTGGAGCCTGATTCGATGCTCAAGAAGAAGTCCACCTTCCGGGTGACCTCCCACGGAGTAAAGAGGGCGAATTATTCTCCTTGGGGAGAACCTCTCCCTCACATCATCAAATAAGGCGTATGGAAAAGGAAAACATCAGAAACCCAAGATACCCTCACATCATCAAGATCGTGAGGAAGGTCGTCGGAAAAACCGACCCTGATGACCCGTTCGCCGATGATGATGCTCCAGTTGGTGAGGACAAGGAAATCATTCTCTACTATGGCGAAGGTCGCAGCTACACCGATACTACTACAGAGGGAGACAAGAACGTCGACCAGAACAAGAGGAAGGCATCGATTCCTGTCAGATATGACGAATGGGATGCTGACAGATGTCCTCTTGACGGAGACACCATCTACTCCACTGTCGGCAACAATACCGAGGTAGGTATGGTAAAGGACTGCGAGCCGGATAACAACAGAACCGTCGTATAT